TCGACACACCCATGCCCACTGACATGCCTTTAGAGGCAGAAGACGGCGACCAAGTGTTAAATGAGGCCATTCGTCGCAACACAGTATACGAAGCCAAGTATAAACTCACAGGCTACAACATCAATATCAAGTTCCGTCCAATTGCACAACACTATTGGATGTGCGACCCCACAGTAATCTCAATTGAAGAACAACCATTCTGCGGCTACTACAAGCCCATGAGTATTCAGGAAGCCACTGAACTGTATCCGGACATAGATGTGGACCAATTCAAAGTCTACGCTGAATACAGCAATGTGGGCAGCTACCAAGCTGGCAGTTTGTTGAACAACTTGGCCATACACGCCAGAGACAGTGTGCCAATCAATGGCCTACCAGCACAAGGCTACAGCGCACAAGAGCCTGAAGCACGACAAGTCACAGTATTGACTGTTTGGAATCGCTATGACATAGACAATGACGGCGAACTGGAACTGATAGAATTGATCTACAGTGGTCAATATGTGATCAGTGCTAGAGAAGTAGAGTTTATTCCTGTGGCCAACATGGTTCCAAAACCATTAGCACAGAACTTCTACGGCATGAGCATTGCAGAATCAGTGATCCCTGCACAAGAATACATGACTGCTGGACACAGAGCAGAGATACACCTAGGCCTACAACAGGCTACCAGTCGGTTGGGTGTCAAGCCTGACAAGCTGGACTTCGAAATGTTGCAAGACGGCGAAGCTGCTATCTTTGTATTGGATAGTAAGTTTGATCCAGCCAAAGACATCTATCAAATCCCAGGACCCACAGGCGACATTCGTTTCATCGACCAAGCCATCAACCGTATTCAACAGGATGCCATGAGCATGGTGGGCATGGTAACTCCAGGCGACACATTCAATCCACAGATGATGGATCCAGGCAACAGCGGCATTAAACTGCAATTGGCCCTGGGACCAAATCAGATCATACAAGACAACACAGTTAAGAATTGTGCCAGTGGTCTCAAGGATGCCATTTACTTGGTATGGCGCACCTTGATAGCGTTTGGTGATGACTACGGCGTTAAGAAATTGGCTCAAGAGTTTCACCCAGACGGCAAGCCCATATTCTTGGACTTTGAAAAGTTCGACGACATGGACTTCAATGATCGCAAGACCATACACATCGAATTGGCGCTAGGCATGAAGAGCGAAGAAAACAGTTTACAACGCCTACAAGTTATCAAACAAGCACAAACAGGTTTGGCTGCTGAAGTTACTGCAGGTGTCACCAGTGGTGCATTGACTGTGCCCTCATTTAAGAAACTGCGCAAGCCTTACGAAGACATGCTGTATGTGTTGGGCGTCAAAGATGCAGATGTTTACTTGCCTACTGAAGAAGAAGTCATGGAAATGATCAAACAAAGCCAAGCTGCCATGGCCAATAAGCAACCTAGCGCGGATGACCAGAAGAAGATGGCCGACACAGAACTGAGCCGTGCCAAGACCAAAGAGATCCTGGACAGCATCGAAGGCAACACAGCAGAGAAACAATTGGAAGCCATCAGCTTGTTAGAAGAGGGCAAGGCTAGAACTTACTAAATAAAGTAAGGATGGAATTGAAATGATAGATGAAGATCTAGCAGCAGCCTTTAACTCTAGAGTTAAGGTGGATTTGAATAATGTAAAGAAGATGACTCCGGCGCAGTTGGACAGAGTCAAAGTATATGGAAGTCAAGCAGAAAACATGCTGGCCAACAAAGACTTTGTGCAGTTCATACATCACTTCAAATTTGAAGTAGCTGAAGCAATTGGTGGTGTCAGTGGACACACCGAAGAAGACAATGGCCGGAGGATTGCACTCAGCAATCATCTAGCAGGAATAGATAGTTTTATTGCTACACTGCAAAGAGCAGCGTATTATAAAAACAAAGTGGTAAGTCAGCAACAAAAAGAGCTTGACCCCAACTTATAACCTAGGAAAAGTATGGAAAATTTAGTTCGTGATACACCTAATGTCCCTGTGGACACGGTCCCTGTCAAAGAAGCCAGTATTGGATTGGATGCAATAGCTCAAAAGATGGCCGCAATGCGTAACCGTCCCGAAGCTACCGAACAAGCTGGTGCAGGTAGTTCTAAGGTGGCAACCCTAGATCGCCCTGTGGTGCCCGAAGGCGTTGAAGTCAGCAATGACAGCAATACCGATTTAGTAGAGCCCGAAGTTGTAGAACCCGATGCAGAGTATAGTGAAAGCACAGATGAAGACTCCGCCCCTGAAGAGGTAAGCGATTCCAATTCCGCCGAAGCAGAGATTATTGATTTTCTTGAGTTCGCAGATGAACATCCAAACGCCAAGTTTAGATTCAAACGCAACGGTAAAGAGATTGAAATTGATGCCAAGAAAGCCGCAGCAATACTAGGTCAAGGTGCAGCAATTAGTGAAGATGCGAGACAGTTGAAGATTGACAGATCTGAGTTTGATGAATACAAAGACAGCAAACGCAGTGAAACAGAAGGTCTGATACTGGCAATGGAATTTACTGTAGCTCCTAAAATACAGAGTGCGTATGATGAGATCTTGCGAGTGCAAGGATACCAAAATACATTCCAGCAACAGTTGACTCAGGTCCAGGATCCCGCACAACGGGCCAGGATACAAGCCAACATGGCGCAGAATGAAAAGTATCTGGAACAGCAGGCCCAGACTGTTAATCAGTTGAAGCCTCGAATGGATCAATTCTACAGTATTCGTCAACAGCAGGTTGCTGAAGTTCTCGACTCAAGTCGCAAGAATTTCAAAGACAAAGAACTGCGTAACGAATATGTGTATAAAGAAATACGCGACAAAGTAAGCAAGGATTGGGCAGGTGCAAGTAGGCAGTTGGTGCCTGGCGTGGCAAATATAGATTTAATTGCCAGCGACGAACATATATTGTCGTTGCTGCGTGATGGTCTTAAATTTCGCGACAGACCTAAAGCCAAGCAAGCTGGCAGCAGCATTGCAGCTTTGACCTCTCAGAAGCGCGGTGGAACTACCATAACCAGTAGAGCCGGAAATCAACTCTCGGATCTAGAACAAAAAGCCAAATCGGGTGACAGAGTCGCCCAAGACAACCTCTTAGTAGCCAAGATGAATGCATTAAGGTCACAAAGAGGCGGAAGATAAAAAAATGCTATTAATATAAAGGAAAAATAAAATGGCTTATAATTCAACCACAGCGATTGGCAATGGAACAGGCGCTTACCAAACCGATATCGTTGTTAAAGATCTAGACTTAGATGTCTCTAACCGCGTTAAAGACGATACACCTGTTCTCAACATGTGTATGGCCAAGAAACGCAAAGTAGTTTCTACACTACCATTGTGGACCAACGATACATATCGTCTACCAGAAATCCAAGCACAATTAGAAGGTGCAGCAGTTAGCTCTAGCCTAGTAGAAGCACAAAGTCGTGCCAACTTGGGTAACTACACTCAGATCTTCTCCACAGTGGTTGGTGCTACTGGCACTGCTCGCGCTGTTGAGCAGTCAGGTGGAGATCCACAAGCATATCAAGAAGTCAAGCAATTGATCGAATTGATGTTCGATGTGGAAGCACAAATTGTTCGTAACGACCAAATCGGAACCAAGTTCTCTGGTCAAAGCGGTCTTGCACTGGGTGTCAGCATTCCTGCACCAACTTTCACAGCCAATGTGACCGTCCCAGGTAACACCAGCGCCAATGTGCGAGTTGCTGCTACTAACGGTGTTGGTCCAGCTGTTGCTACTGGTCGTCGTATGGGTTCCTTGAATTCATTCGCAGGCACACACAGCTTTAACCCATTGTCAGGCAGCACCTACTACACTTATTTCAACAATGAGTCTAGCGATGCTACTGTGCAAGGCACAGCCAATGTATGGCAAGTTGGTGGTCAAATCACCAGCGGTCCTACAATGGACAACAACGGTGAAGGTCTAGGTAGTTCTTACTATGTATACACCGGCACACTGCAACAGTTCAGCCCAAGTTTATACAAGCAGTTGGTAACTACTGCTGAACAGCGTTTCAACGCCAAGATCCGCACAATCGTTTGCCCAACCAGCTTGCGCACACACCTGAGCGACACAATGCCTACAAGCCGTAGCATTAACCGTGTAAACAGTGAGCGTGGCGACACAATCGCTACTTACGAAGGCGACTTCAACTACACTTACGAAATCTTTGATTCTTGGATCATGGACAGTGTTGGTGCTGGTAACCAGATCTACTTCTTGAACGAAGAAGTGATTCAGTGGGGTAGCTTGCGTGACCTAGGTCCTAACAATGAAGTGTTCAGCAATGCAGATGCATCGCTAGATCAGTTCATCATGGAAGGAACATTGATTGTTCGTAACCCAGCTGGTGTTGCTGCTCTGCACGATATCAGTGCCAGCGGTGCTTACAGTGGCTTTACTGGTAGTGGTGCTACAACTATCACTGGTTCGCTACGCACATCTACCAATGTGGTTCGTTTGAACAACTTTGGTGGCGCATCATTCTAATCACTAGTGAATAGAAAATAAAAAAGGGCACTTCGGTGCTCTTTTTTTATGGCAGAGCAACCCTCTGGCCGGAATATTAGCGATACTAAATACTATATGAATGAATTTTCCAACTACCAAGACACATCCGAATTGCAAGGACCCGATCCAGAACATGATGAACGCGCCCATAGACAAGATCATGGCGGTTTAGTTACTACCGACAACGGCATAGCCGATAGATTGTTAAGTAATGATAAGCTATACAATGCCATGAAGGGCGATTGGAGCAGAACAGAGTTTAACAAGAGCAAAAATGTTCGAGTTACCACAGGCCGTGAAGACGGCAAGTTCTATGTCCGACGCGAACAGCTCAATGTAGAATATATTGCAGAAGTCTGCGCAGATTATCGCGCTAGAGCAGAAGCAGGTTATGTAGATCCATTGGCACCCATAATGCCCGATGGTAAAATAGGTTATAAATGGATGGAACTGCCAGACACTATTGCTATTCAAATTGGTAATGACTATTTTGGCGGCATGAGTTGGCAAACTATCAAACGCGACAAAGCGCTGAAAGCACAATTCTACAAAGTAGTAGAAAAAGAATATTCAGCTTTTGTCTGCTATCCGGGAGGCAAGCTGCCCATACCAATCGATGTGCCATATCCCACCAAGGTTGGAGCAGAACGCTTCTTTGCCGGAGCCAATTTCGTAGGAAAATTACAATGAGCACAATGATTGCCAATGCCACAGCATTAGTCAGCTACATAAAAGACTTCACAGGTAGCAGCAACGACTCGGAAATTAAACAATGTATCTTTTTGACTGAGCTGTCAATGCGTAACATCGAACTGCCAGGCTTGAGAACAGATCCATACTCTGTGACTGGCACCGTAGACAGCACTGGCGGATTGCCTATTCCCAGTGATATGAACAGACCAATTTTGTTCTTCCAACAAGGCAGTGGCGGCAGCAATGCTGGACCGTTCATTGTGTATGATCGTATCGGCGATCGCGACATGATTGCACAACAACTCATAGCACAATTTTATCTCAGCCCAGTCAATGTGCCGCAGGTGTTTCGCGGCAGCTTCAGTGAAGTTGGTCAGAAGTATGAATTTACTCCTGCTGTTAGCGAAGGCACAGTGATCAACATGTATTACTTTACCACATGGCCTCTCTTGTTCAGTTTGGAGTCTGATGGAATCACAGTGGTAGAAAACAATGTGGTGTTGCAGAGCTGGCCCGAAGGTTATGTTTATGGCACACTGAGAGAATACTATCTAAAACGCAAGATGGCCGAAGACGCCGCAGTGTGGAATGCTAAATTTACTGAAGCCTACGATCTGGTAGAAGATCAGAATAACAAAGGCAAGTGGAGCGGCGGACATACCAAACTAATCAGCGTGTTCCAGCCTAGAATAGGCCGACGCCTAAGCACAAGATAATAAGGAAAATCTAATGGCCAATGTATCAGTAAGCAATACAACAGGTTTATATATTGGCAGCGGTGCTGCTTCGGTATTAAACAACGCACAACAACTATTGGGTCTGTTGAGCAACAATGGTGGAGTTGTATTCAGCTTGGATCCTACCACCAGCAACACCAAAGTGCAAGGTAATGCACAGGCCGGTGGCGGCAACTACGGCAATGCCAATGTGGCAGCATTCCTGCCTACCTACACTGGCGCTATTTCGTCGATGACGGGCAATGTCACAACCACTGCCAATGTGCAGGGTGCATTTATCCTAGGTAATGGCAGTCAACTCACTGGCCTAGGTGCAACATATTCCAACACCAATGTGGCTGCGTTCTTGCCTACATATACAGGTGCTATCTCGTCAATGACTGGTAATGTCACAACCACAGCCAATGTTCAAGGTGCATTCATATTGGGCAACGGTAGACAATTGACTGGCATCACTACCAATTATTCTAACACCAATGTGGCAGCATTTCTGCCTACCTATACTGGCGCAATGACTGCCATGACTGGTGCTGTGACCACTACTGCCAATGTGTCAGCCAGTTACTTCATTGGCAATGGATCGCAATTGACTGGCATCACTACCAATTATTCCAACACCAATGTGGCCGCATTCCTGCCCACATATACTGGTGCAATGACCGCCATGACAGGTGCCGTGACCACTACTGCTAATGTGTCGGGTGCATTTATCCTAGGCAATGGAAGTCAATTGACTGGCATCACTACCAATTATTCCAACGCCAATGTGACAGCATTCCTGCCCACTTACACAGGCGCCATTTCCAGCATGACTGGCAATTTGACCACCACGGCCAATGTTCAAGGTGCATTTATTTTAGGTAATGGTAGTCAGTTAACTGGCATAGTTGGATCGACTTACAGTAATACCAATGTGGCAGCATTCTTGCCCACATATACTGGTGCTATCACCAGCATGACTGGTAATCTTACTACCACTGCCAACATTCAAGGCGGTAATATTATTACCAGCGGCGCCAGTGGCAACATTGTGGGAGCCAATTTTATCAGTGCCAACTTTTTTGTGGGCAATGGCAGCTTACTAACTGGCATTGCTGCTGGATCCACTTATGGCAACACCAATGTGGCAGCATTCCTACCTACTTACACAGGTGCATTGACCAGTATGACTGGTAATGTTATTACTACTGCCAATATTCAAGGTGCATTCATATTAGGTAATGGCAGTGCTCTAACTGGTATTACCACTAATTATTCCAATGCCAATGTGGCTGCATTTTTGCCTACCTACACAGGTGCTATCACTAGTTTAACAGGCAATGTCACAACCACTGCCAATGTGCAAGCCGGTAATATTGTTACCAGTGGCAGCTCGGGTAATATTGCTGGTGCTAATTACATCAGTGCCAACTTCTTCGTGGGTAATGGTAGTTTGTTAACTGGCATCAGCGGTGGCAGCAGTTACGGCGACAGCAATGTGGCCGCATTCCTGCCTAATTATACTGGTGCAATCTCCAGTATGACTGGCAATGTCACAACCACTGCCAATGTGCAGGGTGCATTTATACTGGGTAACGGCAGCGCTTTAACTGGTATTGTCACCAACTATTCCAACACCAATGTGGCTGCATTTTTGCCCACATATACTGGCGCTATCACCAGCATGACTGGCAATGTCACAACCACTGCCAATGTGCAGGCCGCTTTTTTCGTTGGTAATGGCAGTCTGTTAACCGGAGTTACATCAACTCTTGCCAATGTTGCTTACGAATTGCAAGCACAGAGTCCTACTCCAGCTGGTAACATCACATTCGATGGCGGCGGCAATATGAATCTACGCACCACTGCCGCAGGCGGTGGAAATGCCACAGTCAATATCTACAGCGGTATTACTGTTACAGGTTCAAACTGCGTGGCAAGATTCGATGGTGGCGCAACTGCTGCCAACTTGACAGTGGGTTTTATCAGCAGTAACGCCAACATCACGACCAGTGCCAATGCGCAGGCTGCGTTCTTTATTGGTAATGGCAGTCAGCTCACAGGCATCACAGGCGGCGGCAATGCCACTCCAGGCGGCAGCAGCACATTCATTCAGTTCAACAATGCTGGTGTGTTTGACGGCAGTGCCAATTTAATTTACCAACCAGCTGATGGCAACATCACCCTGGGCAATTTGGTGTTCAACAAGAACTACAACCGCATACTGCAAACCAACGCATTTGATACCACTGTGCAAAGCAGCACACAGAATGCCACTGGACAGTTTATTATTGGTGATGGTTGGAATGGCAATGTGACCAGTCCCAATTTCAACAACAATCAGGGCATTGACGGTGCGTTCGCACTGATTAACAAATCTTATACCAAAACTGACAACGGTCGTAGAACCAGTGGCTTGGGTGTGCAGACATTCGTCAATGTGACTGCCAACATCACCAACACGGGCACCAGAATTGCTGGTATTGTAAACACTCCTCGTATCGGTGGCAACACTACCGTGACTGCGATCAATGCGGGCACTTTTTTAGGTATCAACACCAACATGAATGTTGGTGGCGGCAACAGCACATTTGCCACCTTGGGCAATGCCAATCTTAGAGTGGCCACTGGCACACTCAGCGGCATAGCACCACAGATCGGCAGCTTTGTTGGCAATGCTTTTGGTTACCTAAGCAACTTGGAAGGCACAGCCAACGGTCAATTCTTAGATAGAATGACCAACTATAGTATGCTGAGTGGCAGTGCTTTCACCACACCAGGTGCATTCTACGGTTATCACATGCCCAACAGCACCAGCTACGCTGGTTGTGCCATAAACAGCAGTGTTCGCCAAGCAAGTCAGTATTATTTCTTATACAATGAAGATGATGTGGCTCAGGTTCGCTTGGGCAGTTTACGCAGATACACAGAGTATCGTGCCAACATCACCAGCACGAGTGGCAATTTGACCATTGATAAAACTGTTGCACAGGTTCAATATTTGAATCCTACCGAAGCTGTGACCAATGTGTCGTTCACTAACTTTGTGACCAACGCCAACGACGGCGCCAACAATGATACGCAAGCAGACACAGTCACATTGATTGTGCAACAGGGTGCTACTCCATACAGCATCACCATGCCTACTGGCGCGGAATACAAGTATGCAGGCAATGTTCGCACAGTGGGCAACACAGCCAACAGTGTCACAATGATTAGCACCACAGGCACTAAAAATGTCAGTGGTGACACTGATTTGTATCTTATCACCATCAGTCCGGAGTTTGTGTAATGTTGGGCATAGCACAAAATGCTCAGCTGGCTGGCTGGACTCGCCGCGGCAGTGTTAACATAGAAACTTTTACCACCAGCGGGTCATGGACTGCTCCAGCTGGAGTTAACTCTATTAACTTGCTGGTAGTAGGTGGCGGAGGTGGTGGCGGAGCATGGGCCGGCGGGGGTGGAGGTGCAGGCGGATTGTATTATAATACCGGAGTAGGTGTTACTCCAGGCACAAGCTACACTATCACAATTGGTGCAGGCGGTGCCAAAGGCGGACCCAGTGATGG